GGGATTTATCAGAAGAAGAGCTGCATTATCCGACTGGGCAGAGTGATATTTCTATTGTTCCTATTGTTGGTGGAGCTGGGGGTAATGTAGGGAAAATAATATTAGGTGCTGCTTTGATTACGGCTGCTATTTATTTACCAGGAAGTACGGCAGCTTTTAGTGGGATGGGTTTTGCTCATTCAGCAGGAGCTGGTTTTTCTGCTTATGCACTAGCTGGAAATATTGGTATTGGGTTGGTTCTTAGTGGGATAGCTGGATTATTAACGCCTGTTCCAACTGTCCCTTCTTCAGAACAAGATCCAAGGCGAAGTTTTAGTTTTAGTGGAATACAAAATACAAGTCGTGCGGGCGTTGCTGTTCCGATCGTCTATGGTTCAGAAGTATTAGTTGGTTCTGTTGTTATTTCAGCGGCAATTGACACACAACAAATTGAGGTGCAAGCATGACAAATTTAGTTATTGGTTCGGGTGGTGGCGGTAAAGGCGGCGGCGGTGGTGGCTCAACTTCTACGGCCAAAGATAATCTCGAATCTAAACAATTTGGTCGTGTTCTTGATCTTCTTTCAGAAGGTGAAATTGGTGGTCTAGTAGACGGTGCGAAATCAATATTTTTAAACGATACACCCTTACAAAATGCGGATGGTAGTTATAACTTTGCGGATGTTTCTTATAAAGACGAACAGGGAACATCTGATCAAGAAGTTATACCTTTAACTGAAAATACATCAACTGTAGAGAATACAGGTTTTTCTACTGTTAATAAAGGAACAATTGACGAGAATGGTAATCTTACTCCTACACCAAGGATCGTACAAATAGCTGCATCAGATCCCCCTATAGATGCAGTCAAAGTAACAATATCTGTTCCACAATTACAAAAAATTACTGATGATGGTGATATTGAAGGGAGTGAAATTGATTTAGAAATTGCTGTCCAATATTCAGGGGGAAGTTATCAAACTAAAGTATCTGGTGATAATGGAAAAATAAAAGGTAGAACAGGTGATTTGTATCAACGAGATTATGTATTGAAATTAGATGGGGCTTTCCCTGTCAATATAAAAGTTACAAGAATTACAGATGATTCAACCGATCCAAAATTAACGAACGCATTTCAATGGAATACTTACACTAAAATTATTTATGATCAAAGAGCTTATCCTAACTGTGCATTAGTTGGACTAAGACTTGATGCAGAACAGTTTTCAAGCATTCCTAAAAGAACATATTTAATTAAGGGAATAAAAGTTAAAGTTCCTCATAATGCAACTGTTAGAGCTGATGGAAGTCTTGCTTATTCAGGAACATTTAATGGGACATTAGGAGAAGCGGTAGTAACAAACGATCCAGCCTGGATTCTGTATGATTTATTAACTTCTTCAAGATATGGGTTAGGCAATTATTTGGCTGATGCTGATTTAGATAAGTTTTCTTTTTATGCCGCTAGTGTTTATGCTAGTGCTTTAATTAGTAATGGAGCTGGAGGCACTGAACCTCGTTTTGCCTGCAATGTAAATATACAAACAGCACAAGAAGCCTACACAGTAATTAATCAATTATGTTCCGTATTTAGAGCGCAAGCTTATTGGCAAGCTGGCTCAGTTGCGTTAACACAAGATTCACCACAAGATACAAGTTATCTTTTTAGTATTGCAAATGTTTTAGAGCCAGGCTTTAATTATCAAACAAGTAGTCAAAAGAATAGAGCTACTGTTGCTGTTGTTAGATACTTTGATAATGAACTAAGAGATTACAACTATGAAGAAGTAAAAGACGATACTAATTTTGCTAGATATGGGTCAATAGTAAGAAATATTGATGCCTTTGCTTGTACGAGTAGAGCGCAAGCCCAAAGATTAGGTAAATGGCTTTTATATACAGAAAACAATGAACGTGAGACGTGTTCTTTTGTTACTTCTATAGATGCAGGTGTTGTATGTAGGCCAGGTCAAGTCATAGAAATAGCGGATAAACTAAAAAGCTATAGAAAAGCGGGACGGATAAAAAGTGCGACAACTACAGCTATCACAGTCGATGATGCTACGGGCTTAACAAATACTTATAGTCCTACTCTTTCCGTTATTCTTCCAAATGGTTCAGTTGAAACAAAATCTATAAGCGGTATTTCAACAAATAATTCTGGTGATTATGTTATCTCGGTTTCTTCATCTAATGCTTTTTCCACAGCACCAAATTCTAACTCTTTATGGGTTTATCAAAATTCAGCGGAAGGGGGGCAAACTACAACATGGCGTGTTGTATCAGTAGAGGAACAAGATGGCATTAATTATGCTGTAACTGCTGTTTCTTATAACTCTTCTAAATATTCAAATATTGAAAGTGGAATATCATTAACTACACGAAATGTTACGAACTTAAATGTAGCTCCTGCTGCGCCTGCTGCTGTTCAAGGTTTTGATAGTGATGGTAATGCTTACACACATCCTGCGATAGATACAACTGAATTAATTTATGAAAATTTAGGTATTGCAAGGGTCAAAATAATAGTTTCTTGGATTAATAACACTGATAATGCTTATGTTCGTTTTAGATATAACAACAATGATTGGCAATCAAGAATCGCAGAAAAGACAAAACAAATTGAGATATTAGATGTTGTTGCTGGAACGTATGAAATAGAGGTTTATAGCGTTAGCGCATCAGGTTTAAGATCAGTAACTCCAGCTACTAAAACACATACAGCGATTGGAAAAACAGCACCTCCAGCCGATGTTACTGGTGTCACGTTGACTCCTATAGATCAAGAAAGAGGATTACTCCAGTGGGATCAAAGTACTGAAAAAGATGTCTTAAACGGCGGTTCTGTATTAATTGCACTATCTTCTAGTGCGTCTGCTAGATGGGCTGATGCAACTAAAGTTAAAGAAATAGATGGAAAAAACAATAGTGCTGAGGTGTCTTTACTTCCTGGAATTAATGCGTACTTGATTAAATTCAAAGACGATGGAGGTCGTATCTCTACTGGTCCTTCTTCAAACTTGATAGCCGATTGGGATGCAACAAAAGCAACTGTTGTAATGCCTTCTGTTACTGATCGTTTATTTGTTCAATTTGTTGATGAGCATACAGCTAATTTTACAGGTACAAAAACAAATACAGTTTATGATTCAACTTTAGATTCTTTAAGATTATCAGTTTCTAATAATGAGACCGCTGCTAGTGGTGAATACTATTTTGCAAATTCTGTAGATTTAAATCACATTTATGACGTGAATTTAACGAGAGAGTTAGTAAGCTTTATGTTTGATGATGAAAGTCTTTGGGATAGTAAAAGTGCTTTGATTGATACCTGGGGTTTGATAGATGATGAGGTTGCTTTAACTTCTAGTGATTGTAATGCTGTCGTTGAATATAGAGCAACAAATGATGATCCTAGTTCGTCACCAACTTGGGGTGATTGGCAACAGATAGTTAATGGTTTGGTAAGGGCTAGAGGATTACAATTTAGAGTCAAATTAACGAGTACAAATGTTGATCAAAATATCGCAATTAGACGACTTGGAATTACTGTTGAACTTCAACCTAGAACCGAAAGTATTACGAATGCAGTCACAACGGGGTCAGCGCCATATCAAGTTAATTTTGCTCATGGTTTTTTCCAACCTCCAAGTGTCTTTGTGACACAAGTTGCACTTAACAGAGAGGACGGTGATTATTTTGAAATAGATAATATTACTCGCACAGGTTTTGAAGTAACATTTAAGAATACAGCTAATGACAGTAGCTATGCCCGATCATTTGTTTGGGGAGCTTCTGGCTTTGGTAATCAGGTATCAGTATGACTAATCAAAGAGATTACATTATCGACAATGTAAGTGGGTCAGCATTTAGAACAGAGCTGAATCAGATTTTAGAAGACATACAAACTACTAATTCAGGACCAGCCCAGCCAGGAGAAACAGAAGCTAATCAAGGACCAACGACAAAGATTGCTTACAAACTCTGGGTTGATACGACTAACAACAAATTAAAGATTAGAGATAGTGGTAATAATAATTGGATAACACTTGGTTCAATTTCTGAAAATCTTGGTCTAGCACCTGCTCAAGATCCAAACTTTACAGGTAAATCAATTACGTTACCTGCTGGAAATGATGCAAATAGACCTACGGGCGGTGATTTAAGTCAAGGTGATCTTCGATTAAATACACAGAGTACAAACCATCTTGAATTTTATTCTGGGGCGGCTTGGTTGGCGTTAGCTAGTGGAGCAAAATTTGAAGCTTTTGGAAATGACATTACTAGTGCTGCGCCCAGTGGCCAACATGCTTCAGGGACAACAACAACACATACTTTTACCCCTGAAGCTGGAAAATCAAATTTTTTAGTTATTTGCACAGGTGGTGGTGGTGGTGCTGCTGGTGTGACGAATCATGGAAGTGGTTATTGGGGCAGTTCAGGCGGTGGAGGTGCTGGGACGGCTATTCGTTTTTATAACAAAACAGAAATGGGCGCTTCTGCAACTTGCGTTGTTGGGAAAGGTGCGTCTGCTAGTAGTACCGCACAATCAAATGGTAATGATGGAGATGACAGCGTATTTACTCCAACTGGGACAGGCGGTATAACTATTACAGGTCAGGGTGGCATTAAAGCATCAGTCGCATATAGTTCTAATCATTCGAGTCCAACATCTGCGACAGAAATGAGTAGACCTGGTTGGCCTGGCCATGGGGTTAATGGAATGATTAATTGTACGGGTGAAAAAGCAGAATTTCAAACCATTAATAACTACACGGGAACAACTGCAAGCGGTTTTAATTCAGTGGATTTGAGATCATCAGGTGGAGGGACTTTCTGGGGTAAAGGTCCGGGTTGCGGCGGTGATGGCGCATGGAGTAATTCAAGTTCTGTCGGTGCAGGTGGAACAAAAGGAATTATTGTTGTTCTTAGTTGGTGAAACTTTTTAGATGCAGAATATTGCGATAGGTGTTGTTACCATATAGGAAAACGTTGATCCTATGGCAATAGCACCAGGAACGTATGATATGACGATCCAACGAAGATCGGATCATGCTATAAGCATTAACTTGAAGGACTCAAACAATGCTGCCATTAATTTGACGGGATGTACGTTAACCTCTCAAATTTGGGATGCTAATCGTACTACTAAAGCAGCAGATGCAACTGTAAGTATTACTAACGCTTCAGGTGGTGTATTCACATGGAGCGTGACTGATACTCAAACAGCCACGTTTGCCGCTGATGAGTATAGATACGATGTTCTATTGACTAATGCTTCGGGACTGAAAGAATATTGGTTAGAAGGTATCATTTACATGGATGAAGGATACACCTCATGACCTCAGTCAATGTCACAACAAATAAAAACACGGTAACTGTTAACGAGGATAATAGTTCAGTTATTACCGTAGTCAGTCAGGGGCCACAAGGACCACAAGGCATCCAGGGTGAGACGGGTATAGGTTCGGCTACTGTAAGCATTGGAACTACCTCTACTGGGAACGCTGGGACAGACGCTTCTGTTAGTAACACTGGCACGGGAACAGCAGCAGTATTAAATTTTACGATTCCGAGGGGAAATACAGGATTAACAGGACCAACTGGACCGCAAGGTTCACAAGGAATACAAGGTGAGACAGGGGAGACAGGACCAACGGGACCGACTGGCCCTCAAGGAAGTCAGGGCTTAACTGGAAGTACGGGGCCACAAGGTATTCAAGGCGAGACAGGTCCGGCAGGACCTACTGGCCCTCAAGGAATTCAAGGGGCTACTGGGAACACTGGGCCACAGGGAATCCAAGGAGAGAAGGGAGACACAGGAGATACAGGCTCGACAGGACCTCAAGGTCCACAAGGGATTCAGGGAGTACAAGGAAATACAGGTGCTACAGGAGCTTTTGGTGGTGCGACTTTTGACTATACATTCGATACTTCAACCGTTGATAGTGATCCAGGTGCAGGTAAAGCAAGATTTAACAACGCAAATATTTCATCGGCTACTCTTTTATACATAGATGACACTGATGATGGTGGAACAGATGTCCAAGCTTATTTACGGACAATTGATGATTCTACTTCGACAATAAAAGGGCATTTTAAAGTATCAAATAAAACTGATCCTAACGACTTTGCATTGTTTACAATTTCAGCGGCAACTGAAGCCACTGGATACCACAAAGTAACTTGTGCTTATGTTTCTGGTTCGACTTCTTTTAGTGCAAGTGAAGATATTGTTTTAACTTTTGCGAGAACTGGAGACAAAGGCGATACAGGACCAGCAGGTGCAGCGGCAACTATTGCTGTAGGTTCTACGAGTACAGGAAGTGCAGGCTCTAACGCTTCTGTTACTAATAGTGGTTCGTCTAGTGCTGCGACTTTTGACTTCACGATACCAAGAGGAGACACAGGAGCGACTGGTCCACAAGGTATTCAAGGAGCTACGGGTGCTACTGGTCCGCAAGGTGTTCAAGGAGCTACAGGAGCTACAGGTCCAGCAGGTGCTGATGGGAAAACAATTTTAAATGGCTCTGGTGCGCCTGGTTCAGGACTTGGAGTTGATGGAGATTTTTATATAGATACAACAAATGATAATATATACGGTCCAAAAGCCAGTGGTGCATGGGGAAGTGCTACTTCATATTTACAAGGCCCAACGGGAGCTACTGGCCCACAAGGTCCTCAAGGTGATACTGGCGCAACAGGCGCTACTGGAGCTACTGGAGCTACTGGTCCCGCAGGTCAAGATGGTGTAGGTATTACGGCTGGAGACAAAGGAGACATTACCGTTTCAGGAACAGGTAACAATACATGGACTATTGATAATGATGCGATTACTAATGCAAAAATATTAGATGACACAATTGCAGAGTCAAAACTAGATATTCATGCAGCTCCAAGTGGTACTAACAAGTTTTTAGGTTATACAGCAAATGGGATGGAATGGGCTGTTCCTCCAGATACAAACACTACATATTCTGTTGGCGATAATGGTTTAACTAAGAATAATTTTACTGATGCGTTAAAAACAAAGCTTGACGGTATCGAAACTAGTGCAACGGCTGATCAAACAGGAGCTGAAATCAAATCAGCTTACGAAGGCGAATCAAATACTAATGCTTTTACTGATGCAGAAAAAACAAAGTTATCAGGGATTGCTACGTCTGCGAATAACTATGCCATCTCCGCTGATCTGCTTGATGAAGACAATATGGCGACCAATTCAGCGACTAAAGTTCCTAGTCAGCAGAGTGTAAAAGCATACGTTGATGCCAATAGTTCCGATACAACTTACACAGCAGGAACAGGTCTGCAATTATCTGGGACGCAGTTTTCAGTAACGTCTTTAGCTATAACAACAGTTCAGGAAGCGGCTAACGAAACGGCCATGCTTGCGTTAACAACTCAAGAGGGTGATGTTGTTGTTCGTACTGATGAGAATAAAACCTATGTAAAGAATAGTGGTAGTGCCGGAACGATGGCAGATTTCACTCTGCTACGGACCCCGACTGATGCTGTTCTTTCTGTTAATGGGAATACTGGAGCGATTACAGCAGCCCAAATTGCAAGTGCAGTTGAAGCGGCTTCTGATTCAAATACTTTTACGGATGCAGACCATACAAAACTAGATGGAATAGAAGCTAGTGCTACAGCGGATCAAACAGGTGCGGAGATAAAAACAGCTTACGAGGCAGAAAGTGATACTAATGCTTTTACTGATGCGTTAAAAACAAAGTTAGATGGTATTGCTACAGGCGCAGAAGTAAATGTCCAGAGTGATTGGAACGCTTCAAGCGGTGATGCTCAGATATTAAACAAGCCAACAATTCCAACTAATACAAATACAACTTATTCAATCTCCTGTGTAGATGGAGACAATACAGATGAAGAAAAAATTCGCCTAACCGCTGGAGGTGATGGCAGTGGTACAGATGATGTTGTCCTTGAAGCTGGTACAGGTTTAAGCATTGCCAGATCAGGAGATAAGATTACTTTTACAAATACGCAAACCACATCGGGCACTGCAGATTTAGCAACAGAAATTACAGTTACAGCTAATAACTCAACTCTTGAAACTGTTTATCCATTATTTGTTGACGGTGCGACAGGATCACAAGGAGCTGAATCAGATACAGGTTTAACTTATAACCCAAACTCAGGTGAGTTAACTGCTGAAAAATTTCTAGCTAGTGGAACAATTGGAAGGGTTCAAGCAGACAATAGCCTCGCATTTTCAAGTGGTGGAACGGAACATCTACGAATAGATACCGATGGAAGGTGCATTGTGGGAGGCGGTACTCATTCAGGTGATTCAAACTTAGTTGTTAAAGGCGATAACACATTAGGTAATAATCATGCAGTAGCAGGTTTTTTCTGGGCAGGTGCAGCTTCAGCAGCAAACACCGAATTAGCACAATTAAGATTTGGCGCACAGAATAATTCTTCGGGGAACGCGCAGATTCGTGTTAAGACAGATGGAGCATGGAGTAGCGGTGATCGCCCGACAGCAATGTTGTTTGAAACAACGCCTGATGGGTCTGACACAATGACAACAGCCCTAGAGTTAGATAGCTCACAATCAGCCATATTTGCAGGTGATGTCTCTATATCAGACAAGATTGTTCATACAGGTGATACGAATACTGTAATCAGGTTTCCTGAAGCTGATGTGATCTCCTTTGAGACTTCAGGATCTGAGAAGGCTAGATTTAAAGATGGTAAATTCCTAGTAGGGCAAACAAGTAGTATTGATTACTACTACACAGGTAATATTCAAGTTTCTGGAGGGAACTCAGGCAGTGCAGCAATATCCGTTGGAATAAGTTCAGATGATGCTATTGGATCAGCTCTTGTTCTTGCGAAAAAAAGAACAACAGGTGGCATTGTTAGTAACAATGATGGAATCGGAAGTGTCCTCTTTTGTGCGCACGATGGATCTAACCAAAACACACGAGCAGGTGAAATTAAATGCCTAGTTGATGGAACCCCTGGATCAAACGATATGCCTGGACGTTTGGTCTTTAGTACAACAGCAGATGGAGCAGCAAATCCAACCGAAGCTTTAAGGCTTGATAGCTCACAAGATGCCACATTTGCAGGGAATATTTTGATGAGTGGAACAGGTGTTATTGATATACCCGCAGGTACAACAGCACAAAGACCTGGATCTGCTAATACAGGAATGTTTAGATATAACACTACTCTTGATCAGTTTGAAGGTTACTCCTCTACTGGATGGGGATCTATTGGTGGTGGAGAGACAAAGATATTAGAGACACCTCAAACTATTAGCCAGAACTTAACTCTTACATCTAATAAAAACGCTTTATCAATAGGTTCTGAAGTTGCCGTAGCTAATACTTATAATGTAACTGTTCCCTCTGGCTCTAGTTGGAGCATTTCACAATAATGGCTTACGGTTCTATAAAGGTTGACAAGATTATCACTGATAATGGCAGTGGTACAGACATTGAGTTAACTCTTCCAAGTGCAGCCCCATCGGCTGCGGGTAAAGTTTTAAAAGCTTCTTCAACGCCTACAACCCTTGAATGGGCTGATGATTCTGCTGAAACAAACTTAACAGCTACAGCTTCAGGTACGGCTTTAACAGTTGTCTCCAGCTCAGGCACTAACGTTGATTTGCCAGCGGCTTCCACATCAGCTTGGGGCGTGATGACTGATGAAGACAAGACAAAACTTGACGGTGTTGCGGCTGGTGCGACAGTTGGAGTTGTTGCTACTGGTGGTACGTTTACGGGTTCAGTTACCTTTGAAGATGCAATTAATGAAAATGTTTTTGCAATAACTGATGCAGCCAGTGTTGCGTTAGATCCTGATAATGGTTTGATTCAGACGTGGACATTAGGAGCAAGTAGAAACGCAACAGATTCATTGACATCAGGGCAATCAATGATGCTAGTTGTCACAGCGTCTAGCAATAGTATTACATGGCCTACGATTCAGTGGATTGGTGGTTCAGCTCCGACCTTAAGTTCTTCTGGTACAACAGTAATTGAGTTATGGAAAATTAGCTCTACACTCTACGCAGCCACTGTTGGTGATCCCTCCTGACCATGAGAAATCATGCGGTAAGAAGTTCTCTCGCTAATGCTTCTTCTACGGTTGCGTGGAACGAGCATGAACCAATACATATCTTATCTACTTCAGATAGTTCAGGGAATCATTATCTACACGGGTTTAATATTAATGGTGGAAGAATTGGCACTTTAGAGTTATCACAAGATGATCTAAATGGAGGTCAATATTTTATATGGAAAGGATGTGTTGTCCTATTTCCAAAGCTGACCAATTCAAGATGGTATATCATTGATATTGCTACTTGGACTGAAAAAGCTACAGACGATATAAAACCAAATTTTGGTACTGCAGCAGCACCGCTAGGGAAGGCTATCCCTAGTATTAGGGGAACAGCATCAGATAATCTTTATTTACACGGGATACTTTGGACGGGTGATAATGCTTCTTGTCGTATGAATACACGTCAGATAAAAGTAAATATAGATGCGCCTAATGTTTATTCGTTAACTTGTCGAGATGGTGTAACTTACGATCCAACTTCAAGCGGTGACGGTGTTGCTTATTTTACACATAGCGATGGAGACACAGATCATTCAGAAGATACTTATTGGGACAATATGGCCTCTGTAAGAGGAACAGTAGGCTTTTTCAATAGGACAAGAGGTTCTTATACGTCTTTATCTTCTCGCATGGTTACTTTGTCTAATAATAATGGTGGTGCTACAATTACTTTTTTAACTACTAGTACAAGTCAATCAAGTTCAACTTTTGCACAAATATCTAACGTAAAAACTAATGTAAAAGAAGGTGTTTCTTCTCGTAGTTTTGGTATCCCAATTGATACTTCAAAAGGTTTAATTTGTCATTTTAATATGTTGTTTTATGTAACAGATACAACTGCAAATCCAACTGGAAATTTTGATGATAAAGAATTTGATATTCAAAATGTTTCGGCTGATAGTCAGACTTGGAGTATGGGAAACATTTGGGAAACTGGGGGGCCAAATAATACGGCCCAGTTCGCAACAACTAACAATAGGTTTTATTGTTTAATGAAGAGTACAGCCGGTGGTGCGACGAACGGATATGACTGGAGGGTTGGTTATGTCTCGTCCATAGGAGCTGGTGATAAAACACCGACATTATTAGCTGGAGATTACAAGGCTATTAGCTCTGGCTATACCAATCCTCCTTTGATTTCTATTGTTCAGGCAAATACTAGTGGTTATGTCTCTATCGCAGCGGGTAAGGTGACAAGTTGGAACTCAACAAGTGGGACTAATTGGAGTGGAGAGGTGGAGTTTAGACATTTTAATGGTAGTACTCAAGTAGGAACGACACAAACGGGAACAATCCCCGCTGAATATATTGGTGGGGAATTTAAGTCTTGGCAATACTCAACAGCCGATAGAGGGAGTAATCTTATGTATAGCGGTACTGCTTTGAGTTAACTATGGCTGAATATAGAAGACGATCAGATGGCTTGCTTGTAGAAGGCGATCACGAGTTAAGAGCTGCTAGTCCTAATGTAAGTTTTCCTTCTGATTTAAAAGAATCAACTTTAAATGCTCTTGGGTGGGACGTAGTGCAAGAAACGCCTCAACCTACTACTACTGTTTATCAACAAGTGGTTAGAAATGGTGTTGTTAAAGATTCCCTTAAAAGATGGAAACAACAATATGAAATACATGAACTTAACAAAGAGGATATTGATCGTTTAGTAGGATCTGACGTCAGAGATGAAAGAAATGAGTTATTGAAGGAAAGCGATTGGACGCAGAATAGAGATGTCACATTATCTAATGATGCTGAGTGGAAAACTTATAGAGAAAACTTAAGGAATATACCGACTCAAAGTGGTTTCCCTCATAACGTTGTGTGGCCTACTAAACCATGAGAAATCATTTTGTTCGGAGTTCATTAGCGACACAAACAGGGGAAATCCTTGATGTAGATGAGGTCTTTGGAGCGTTAGCATATACAGGAAGCGGGTCCAACGGCTCTGGAAAATCTTTAACCTTTGGGGCTGGGGTAGACATGCTAGGTAAAGGTGGTATGGGCTGGGTGAAAAACCGTACTTCTAGCAGTACCTCCCACATCATGCAAGACACAGTAAGAGGTATAGGAGGAAGTACCAGTAATTCCAATGGATTGACTGGGGTTATTTCGTCAAACTCGCAAGCAGGTAGTGGATACAGCACCAATCCCCAAGGAACTATCAAGGAATTTACAAGCACTGGTTATAAAGTAGTAAGAGGATCAAGCAACTCTCTTAGTTGCACGAATGACAATTTCTCCAGTTATATTGCTTATGCTTTTAGGAAGGCTGCAGGTTTTTTTGACATCCAGACTTGGACAGGGAACGGTGTTTCTGGCAGAGAAATCGGACATGATCTAGACAGCGTTCCGGGTGCCATTTGGATAAAGAAACTTAGCGGGTCTTCGAAGGATTGGTGGTGTTATCACAGACAAACAGCAAGCTCGTCACCGGAAGATTATTATTTAGTACTTAATGAAACGGATTCAAAAGTAGATCAATCGTCTTTTATGAATGATCAGGAACCGACTTCAACACATTTTACTTTGGGAAATTCTGATAATGTTAATGAAAACGGTCATACCCATGTTGCTTATATTTTTGGACATAATGATGCTCGCTTTGGTTCGTCTCGAGATAAATCCATAATCCATTGTGGAGGCTATTACGGAAACGGCAGTAGTAACGGAACTACAGTTAATATTGGATGGAGACCCCAGTTTTTAATTTTTAAAAACCCTAGTCATGGTTCTATGAATTGGAGGATGTATGACACGGCAAGAGGTATTAACTCGGGAACTGATCCTAGGCTTATGCCTAACACCGATGGTTCAGAGCAGAATACATTCGATAAATTAGACTTAACATCTACAGGGTTTCAACTACAGCACACAGGAAGTGATATGAATCAAAATAATACCTTGATTACTTATATTGCTATTAGGGAGCCGTGGTGATGAGAAACCATTTCGTTAGAGCTGGAGCAGGTGGTGAACAAGCTGCTTATGTAACTGATAATTTAGTCTTTCATCTAGACGCTGCGAATACAGATTGCTATTCAGGTAGTGGAACAACGGTTAATAGTTTAGTTAATAACCATACGAATGATCATTGGGGAGATATGCAATGGGATAGTGATAGTGGAGGAAATACAGGAGGTTATTTTTATGTAGATGGTACGCAAGATACAAGCCTGCAATTTCCATATTCAACAGATTTTGAGTATCTGGCTTATGCGGTAGGAAGTTCTAGTGTTACCGTTACAGACTATTCGTGGGAGTGGTGGTGGTATGGGGATAGCGTTCCAATGCACGGAAGTGTAGGGGTGTATTTTGCTTTTACTAAGGCTACCAATGATGGCGAATTTAGCAGTAGTGATCTAGTAACCAATAATCTAGGTAATTATATGTTTTACAAACAAAGCAATGGTAACGAACGGTTCTATGTAAGACAAGCTAGTGCCCTAGCCCAAGTTGTGAAAGGTTCGCATACGTGGAGTGGAAGTAAATGGCAGCATTATGTCTTAACTAGGTCAGGAAATAATCTTAAATTTTATATAGATAATGGAACTGCTAACACTGCGACCCAAACACCTCCTTCCTCTAATAACTACTCAAACACTAAGAAATTAAATATTTTCACTGTTTATAGTAATACCCATGAATTTGAGGGAAGGCTAGGTGTTATGCGTTTTTATCAAGGTAAAGCTTTAACAGCAGCAGAAGTTGAACAAAACTATGATGCAGAGAAGTCAAGATATACTTAGCATAAGAACAAAGTCTTTATCATGTACGTCAAATTAAAAGACAACGCTGTTGAAAAATTTCCTTACTCAATAAGCGATTTAAAAAAAGATTATCCCAACGTCTCATTCCCTAAGATTTTTTCTAGTGAAATAATGGAAACTTTCTCACTTGCGGATGTGACGCTTGATGCAAAACCTTCTTTTAATTCAGTAACACAAACAGTTTCACAAAAAACAAATCCTGAGCTTATCGATGGCAAGTGGATATTAAAATGGGATGTAAACGATAAAGCTCAATCTATTGTTGACCAAGACAAATTAAACGAACAACAAGAAATTAGAAGAAAAAGGAACGAGCTACTATCTCAATCTGATTGGAGTATTAATAGTGATAGCCAGTTAACTGAGGATGAAGTAACAAAATGGAAAACATATAGACAAGAGCTAAGAGACGCAACAAAGCAAACAAGTTTCGCAGGTTCTTCTACTGCCTTGCCTTTTGTTAGTTGGCCTACAAAACCAGCAACCACAACCCCACAACCTGAACCAGAAGAAGTGATATAAGTGCTGGCCGAACAAGTCAGGGATAGACAGTAGGTTTATAATTTGGGAGCAATATATTATTTTCATGGTGGAAAAACTTTCCCTGCATGATTAAAATCCTCACCTATATAAATACTGCTGCTCTTGTAGTGGCAGTAGGTGGTGGTACGTTGGCTTACTTTAACCGTGGCAAGATTACAGAATCCATAATGAGTGAAGTGCAAAAACAATTGCCTTCTCTTGTTAAAGGAGCAATGCCATCAATACCAAGCGTTCCATCATCAACTGGCCCTGTGCTTCCTTTTAAATGATTCAATTCAAGTCATTTAACGGCCTAACTTCTCTTGTTCTGGGCGGTGGTTTGATAGCCACAAACTTTATGAGCCTGAACCTTTTGGCTCGTAAAGATTCTGGCATCCCAGACATCGCCAAGCTTTCTAGTACTCCTTATAGCAGTATTCAAATCAGGAGTGAAACCAAGCCTGACGGTGCAGAGGAGTGGATGTTTAATTCTAAGCAACACGATCCAAAGCTAGTCACAACTATTGTTGATGACGAGAAACCTACCTTTAATGGTGGGGTTAAGAAGAGATATACACATAAACAGGATGTAGCTCAATTTGCAATTTATCCTCAAGGCGAAGGAGGGAAGCTTACAGATAAACAGATTGAATGTATTGAGAAGATGGCTCAAGGTCGTTCTAATGGACAATTAATTGCCGATAGTGCAAGTGTTCAGGTGACTCCAGCTATTGCAAGCGTTCCAATTGTAGGGCCAGTATTGGCAGGTATTTTCTTTGGTCAGGCTAGGAAACAAGTAGGAAATGTTGCAAGTGATGTTGCTGGACAATGGAACGACTGCTAAATGGAAATAGAAGATATTTCGATTCAAGAAATACCTGAAGCTTCGATAGATACAACAATAATTTCTATACCTGAAACTTTAGTACCAGCAAACATAGGTTTCCCAGTTATTCAGATGCCTGGCTGTGTAAGGGCTAGGAATTTAAAAAATAAAAACCTAGTTACTAATGATGAACGTGGAAATTTTTATGTCTGTGATGGAAACATGCCAACGCTTGAAAGTATGGCTGTTGATTGGGGCGGTGCTATTACTGTTGAACCTGAGCAACAAGAGGAAATAAAACAAGAAACTCCAAAGATTGTTCCTCCTGTTTTGCCAAAGAAATCAAAAAGGAATAAGAGAAAGGAAGTGGAAGAAAAGGATAGCAAAAATGACGAGCAGGGAGAGACCGATGTAGGGCAACAAGATTTCAAAACTCCAACTATTGATGGACAGTTTATTGCAGATATACTTCCATGCCCATCTGTTAATCAAATGCAAAACAGTCCGATAGGAAGCATGGGCAAAGGAGGATTAGCACTTGTAAAAGGATATAAAAGAGATGAACTTACAAATAAATGTGAGATTGTTTGGGAAGGTCTTAGTGCGGTTGAAATAGCTGGAAACTACAGTCCAGAACCGACCGTCCTCGTAAATACATCAGCTATAGCTATTACCTCTGTTGTCGGTGTGACTTTGGTAGGACAACCACTGGCTCGATTTTTTCAGAAACAGCTAAAGGGGAAGATAAAAGGTTTCTCTAAAAAGTTTACTAAAAAGTTGCTGGCTATTCGTGGGAAGAAGGAGAAGACAAAGAGCCTCGCTGAAAGGCGAAAGGATCAACGCCAGAATCGTTT